CTCCTTAAACATTGCGGCTCTTTGTTTTGCATAATATTCTGCTGATAAAAAACTTTGCAAACTTTCATATTCTTTCTTTGCAGCATATTTTGAACGTTGCAAAAATAGATTAAAAATAGCTTCTTTCGTTTGCGAATTTTCAATGGCTTTCCGCACATTACCAACGTCTTTCAAGGTATGCTCAGAAGGTTCTCTTTTATACATTCCGAAACCTTTCAACAAGGTATAATACTCTGGTAGTAAGACGTCTTTCTTTCCGATAATTACCGCTTCCTCAGGGTACATACTAAGAATATTATTATCAAAGTTAGTCTGCCGGTTTGGTAAATCAGCCGGATTACTTTCATTGTCCCATTGTAATTCAAATTGTGCATATTTTTCAGGGTATTGCTTTTTACAAAGGGACATCAAACCATGCACCGAAATATCACCGTAATATAAGTAGGTTTGGATTAATGTTTCTAATTCTTTTAACTTTTTTTCTAACATAATTTTCTGTTTTTTAATCTGTTAAGTAAAATTCATTGCAAGCCACAACAGTTTTTTGCAAATTCTCTTTCCACTCTTCATGAGTCATATCCAATTGGTTGAGAGTCTCACGAATGAGTCTCATATAACCAAACAAAGGAACTTTTGTAAATGCTAAATGGTTAATACTATCTACCTGATTATCAAAGTAAATGTAAACTGAAAAATAACAATCTTTTGCTGCGGTATCAATAGGATTTAAACTATTTTTATGTAAACGAACTAATAATTTGCACATAGCATTTGCAAACAACGTTATTTTGGTCTGGTTTTCTTTTCTGTAGTCAAACATAGTTTTTTGATTAACAATTGTTTATAAAAATAGGAAACTCAAAGTCTTGTTTTAAAAATAATTTTTGTTCTGAAGTTAATTTTTCAAAACATATTGAAAAACACTCTTTTACAAGTTCATTATTATTAATCACGTCAAAGGCGAATTGCCCCGATTTTTCGCAAGCTAATAAATAACTTTCTTTAACTAAACTACGTTTCAACTGTAATTGTAAACCCGTTTGTTTATAGTTTGTTATGTGTTTTTTTAATTTTTCGGGCAGCAAGTTTTCTACACCCATAAAAATAGCACACTCAAAAACATTTGCAGTTAAAATCGGCATTGAAAACTTTGCATGGTCAGTTGAATAGCCCTCAATTACAGCGTTTAAAATAGCTTCTTTAATTTCAATCGGCTGCAAATGTGCAATAGGATATAACTCCCTCAAATTTTCACAAACATATTCGTAAAGGTTTTTATTATTCATAACTTTCTGTTTTAAATTATTTTCTGCAAATTTACGAAATATAATGCAAATAAAAAAATTTTTTAACAATTATTTTTCAAAATATTTTAAATAAAAATGCAGCCCGAAGGCTGCGGTAAAAAATTAAGATATTTTAATAACTTCAAAAACTTGCACTTTCTCCTCTGATTTTAATTCAACTTCACCAGCCTTTGCAGTTATTTTGAATGATTTTCCTTTTATTTTCATTCCTTTGCCGGTTTTTTCGTTAATTAGCAAACCATAAAAAAAGCCGTTGTATTGCATTTCTTTGAATTTTGCGAAGTGAAAATCGGCAAACAAACCGTTTTCAAAATCATGCGTATAAACTGCAAAACTTTCTTTTTTAAAGTTGCCGTTTCTCATTAACCAATTTAAACGGTTGTTTTTATTTTCAATTTCTTTGCTGTATTTTACATCAGCAGCCCATAGACCTCCGTCTATTCTTAATCCGTTCTCTTTTACTTCATTTTCGTTTGCATAAGCAAACAGTTCGGAATTAAGCTCTTCCATCTCAGCATCATCTGAACTCTGCATTTCATAAATAGTTAAATTTTTGTTGAATGTTATCTCAAATTCAACAATCTCGCCGCTTTTGAATGTAGAAATATTATCAAATTTAGCTTGTTGAGCAGCAGCTTTTTTGCTTCTGAAATCCGTTGTAATTTCATAAGCAAATTCTTTCAACCCACGATTGTAAGAATTTTCAGAAATCCAAACTAAATAATCAATATCATTTTCAAAAACATATTGAATTGACTTACCTACATATTTGCCAAAAGGTATCAAATCTTCTGCTGATTTAAAAGGGTTTACAAATTCTTTGTTAGTACAACTAACAAAGTCCGATTTTCCCTTTAAAGTCATATTTATTTCCACATTAGGAAATAAAGATTTTACCTTTTCAATATCACTGCTGATGTTTTTTTGGTAGTAGTATTTCGTTTCAAAAATTCTAAAATCACCTTGTATGCTTGTTACTTCTTCATAACTCCAAAGAGTAAAGAATGTACCTGCAAATCCTATTATCTTAGTCATTTCAGTAAAGTTTTAAAGAGTAAAAATATTTAAATTATTTATACTGCAAAAATAATCTACTTTTATCAATCTACAAAACTTTTTTGCAATTATTTTTAAATTATTTTCACATTATAATTAACACATTTTCAATAACTTACAAAATTTTTAAAATTGATTGTTAAAAATTATATGTTTTATAACACTTTCCAACAGATTGAAAACGCAGATTTTTTAAAAATCAATAAAGTTATTTTTCAATAACAAACAAAAATAAAACTTCTGAAATAACACAACCACAATACAATCATAAAATACAAAATTTACAATTGACACCGCTTAAATTTCAATTATCTTTTGTTGCTTGATATAATATTCATTTGAAAATTATATTTGCAAAATTCAGCATATATGTTTAAATAATAAAAGGTATTGCCGTTAAGTTGGGAATACCTTTTTATTGTGTTGCTAATATTGAATAAACTAATAATAAAAGAATAAATCTATGTTCCATTTAGTTATTGATTACGTCAGTATCGGAAGATATTATTTTATCATCTAATTTTACATCTACTTGAATTGTAGTAGAGTTAGGGCTTTCTTTAAAAGTTCGGATATTAATGCGAATGTGCTGTTTTAAGTATTCTAATAACCGTTGGAATAAACTATCTTCCTCTTGTTGTGATTGTTCCAAAATAAATTAATTTTCAAGTTTAATACTAAGAATTAAATCTATTATTTTTTTGTCAGTAACGTATTGTAAAGCACCGAGTTTCTTTTGATATTCAATTAATGTATGCTGAAATTCCCACTTTGATTTTATTTCAGGGGTTTCAATACAAAATTTGAAAACACTACGGCTGCCTTTTAACTGCATTGTGTTTTTTATCACGTTGAATTTGTGTTTTCCGTATTTAATTTTGTACCAAAATCTTTCTTCTTTCAGTATTTCGTACCTACTCACAAATCCATTCAAATCAGTAACATACAAATAGTTTTTGTCCATTTTAGAAATGTTTTTTTACAAATTCTATTGGTTTCCAAATTATATTCCAAAGAAAACTCGCGAAATAATAAGTTCTATTTTCGGTATCGTTGGGAATTGTGGTACTTGTATCTTCGTATTTTAAAGTAACATCCTTGTCGGTTTTTTCAACTGTAATTACTTGTTTATCAAACCGTTCATTTATACTCTCACACATATTCATAACAACAGAAGGAGTTGCTCTGGTTTTATTCCGGTCACTGTCTTCTTTTAACTCGTTGTGAAGTAAATTCTTACAAGACTCAACGTGAATAACTATTTTTGCAGGTGCTCTTTTCATAACTAACTGTAAATTACTTTTATAAGTTCTTTGTAATGCTCTACAACTTCATTTTTATCAGTTTCTTCGCAAAAGAAATAATCTATAAAATGATTTTGCCCTCTAAAATGATAACCTATTTGTATTCCGCCATGTTGCAAATTTTCTTTACTTATGCAAATTTCAAGTTTACCTTCTTTTGCTAATTTCTTATGATATGTAGTTTGCAAAATGCCTTCATTGTTAATAATTTGCTGCAATTTTTCGGTATCTGTAAATTGAATAATAATGGTTTCTATAATCATAACGTTTTAATTTTTAATTTATTGTAAAAATCTACTGCAAAATTTTTGATAATCTTGCAGTAGATTTTCCTATTCTTCTGAAAACGATTTCAACACTGAATTTAACGTGCCAAGATAAAAATAAACAAAATTAAAATCGTTTAACTGCACATTTTCTACTTTCGCAAAAGGTTGTTCTTCTAAATTTTTGTAAATATGTTGGCTGTCCAACCAATATTCATATTTTAGCTTTAAACTCTCCTTTGTTATCCGTATCTTAACTTCAAAAGGCAAACCACCATTCATTGTAGTCAGTTGATAAGTGGCTGATTTTCGGTAGATATACAAGTAATCCTCATGCAAATACACAATATTAGCACCATCAATAAATGGGTGTTTTTTGTTGTATTTGCATATTCTACATAGCTTGAAAATATTAATTATAAATCTTTCGGCTTTTTTAAAATTAGCTTTTGATTTTATTAACATTCTTTTTTGTGCAATAGTAAATTCTTTGAAGGTTCGGGAAAATCCTTTTGTTTTTTCGGGGCTTAATGATTTCATTTTTCAACTAATTTTAATCTTTCAGTAATAGGTAAAGGTTCGGAAACATCGTTCAAATTTACAAGGTTTCCTTTTGTATTAATGTAGGAAAACCATTCTTCGCTTCCTGCAAATTCTTTAATCTCATTTGTCCAAATGTAACCAGCTAAACAAATGTTTCCTATTTCATTAAAAACAAAACAAGGCATTACATAATCATTACGAAATTTAGGATTGTATTGCATGATTAAAGATAGAATCACATACATATCTCGACATCTATTCCAACCTGCTGTTATGCTTGGTGGTACTTTGATTAAATCTATTTGCACGGCTTCGGATTTGTCATTATATACGCCAAAATTTCAATTCTTTTTGCTTCATAAAGTTCTTTATTCTTTTCCAAAGAACGCTTAGTAAGCTCGTCTATAAGTTGTAAAAATTCAAAGTTTTTGCCGATAAAGAAACTTTCTACTTTTTCATATTTGCAAAAAGTTTCAAAAGCATGTTGCAAGGTCTGGTAGTTTTCAAATAGATACTTCTCTTTGTCGCTGCAATTCAATAAAAATACTTCGCTTTCTTTTTCAAAAATAAACTGCTCAAATAATGCAATATTTTTAATAACAAATTGCTCTTTGTACCACCCTTTTTCTCTTCCTTTTACCTCAAAAAAATTTTTCGTAAATAGACTTTTTGTATTTAAAGTCTCCCTTAATAATTTTTCCATAACTGATTACATTAAAAAAGTTTCACAAAATATTTTAAAAGCAGCTTCATATTCTAATTGTGATATTTCTACAGCTTCCGAAATAAGAATAGCTTTTAAGCCACAAAATTGATTGCAGAAAACGTCAGCGTGGTGTCCGAAATAGTGAGCATCAAAAGTAAAACCGCGACCACGATAACCATAGCTACCAATTTCATAAACAGCAATGTAAAGCGGTTGTTCTTTGTGCTTTACGTATTTTATTAGTTTCATAACTTTCTGTTTTTTAAGGATTAAACTTCTTCATATCTTTGCCTTTTTTGTCATGGCGTTGTTTTGCACTTTTTTCCTTTTGCTTTTTAACATATTCCTCTTTTGAGCGAATAGTTTTAGGTGCTTCGGTTTCCTGATTGTATAAATCTATATCTTCCATTTTTCAAATGGTTTTAATTTTCAATTTTAAAACTATCTTCTACAGCCACAGTTCTATTGTAGCTATACTCAGTACTATTTCTATAGCCGTCTTCGCTTTCACCACTTCCCCAATTGATTGTGAGTGTGCGAATGAGTTTTACCTTATGCTCAACGGTAACTCCTTGTTTTACAAAAAGAGAAATTTCTATTTCAATCTCAGCTCCGCCGAAACCTTCATCCGTTTTATCGGATAACGTGAAACTGTACTTGTCGTATCCGAGTGGCATTTTGTAAGGATTTGAGAATATACCACCTTTTGCAATAGGCTTCTCAAATTCAACATCATAAGAAATTCGTTCTTCTTTCTTAATTTCTTTCAAAACCTTTGTAAGATAATAAATATCTTTTTTCGGTAAATGTCCTAATTGTTTTCTGTCGGCGGAGTTTGTTATGAAAACACACCTACAATCTTGAAAACTAAGACCATCATAAATTTTTGAGGTTTCATCAATTTGTCCGGCGTCATAATACCAATTCCAAAGTCTTTTATAAGATTTTGTCTGCGAGATTAGAGATTCCACGTCCTCTTCTTTCACATCAAAAATGCTTGTTACAGGTTCAATTTCTTTTTCATATACGGTACTACCATAAACAAATCTTATGATACCCCCCTCAAATAATTTCGGTGCTCTTTCGGTTTCTTTTAATATATAGGTTTTCATATTTTGGTTTTTTAAAGAGTAATTGTTTTTGAATTAAAAATTTATACTGCAAATGTAATCGGTTTTCTAATATCTACAAAACTTTTTTGCAATTATTTTTAAATTATTTTCACGTTTTAATTAACACAAAATCAATCTCTTACAAAATTTTTAAAATCGGTGGTTAAAAATTATATGTTTTATAACATAAAAACCCGAATTGAAAACGCATAATTTTCTACAAATCAATAAATTTATTTTACGTACTTCATTAAAACCGAAATAACATATTCGTATAATTGCTCATAATTCAGGGTTCGGCAATGTGTACCAATTAAAGAATATTCGCTTCGGTAAGTATCATAATCAATTGACTTTGTGATTAATAACAAGGTTAAAAGAATATCGTGAAATATAGAAATTAGTGCAAAGGAATTTGTTATCTTTTGCAAATGCTCTACAATTTCATCTATTGACTTTTCAACCAATGAATTACCTTTGAATGTTTCAAATTCGCCGGAAATACCTGCATTAATATTTTGCGGTATTTGCAAGTAACGTTCGTATGATAGGAATTTCATAATGTATTATTTTATAGTTATTTGCCGGAATAAGGAGTGTGAAATTGTGAGCCTGCAAAAATGTAACCTTGCCTTACAAGAGTTAATTCCGCAAAAAGGTCTTTCCTTCCGATTAATCTTTGTGCTAAATAATCATGGGAATAATTTTCTTTTTCCAAACAATAATGAATTTTGCCTGAAGTATCAATTATGCAAGGTTTCATTTTTCTGTAAAGTTTTAACTACGTATTCCGCCCATTTCACAATTTCTTTGAATAAATTTCTTTCCTTTTGGTAGTTCGGAAAACGGTTGTAATCATCTGAAGGTGTACTACAAAATATTACGTATAATTCATAATAGTTTTCGGTTATCACTTTCTTTGATTTGTGAAGTTCTTTTATTGGTTCAAATGTATCTTCAACTTTGTTTAGATGTTGAATAAGAGGGGTATTGCAAACATCACAACGGTCAATTTTGTAAGTTTCAACAAAATCCAAACATTCAATTTCAGTAATTTCACCGTCTTCCAATTCGCCTTCGCTTTGCATGGTTTCAAGTTGCTTTCTTATTTCTTTTACACAGTGAGGGTGTGTGCATAAATGAATATCAGCTTCTAATTGCTCGTCATTTATCTTAAATTCCGTTGTTACCATTTCGCAAGTAACATCAAAATTATGTGCTATTAAATCGGCTGCGGTGTTAATTGTTTCAAGCTTGGCTTCTGTTAATTCGTATCGTTTTTTCATGGTTACAAATTTGATTTATGAATGGTGTAAAACCAATCTTGCAATTCAAGTTCAGGGCAATCTATTTTGGTTATTTTGTAAGGCAAATATTTTTCAATTGTTTCCAAATATACGAGGTCTTCAGCGGTTTGCATTTCTTTTTTAAAATCGGAATAACCTAATAATGTTTCGCCTTCTTGTACCAATTGTTGCCAAACTTCTTGTTTTATTTCGGAAGGTTCAAATACTTGTTTAACGTATTTTAATTCAAATATGAAATTGATGTAGGTTGTGCTACGTGCAATAACAGAGTCATCTGTAAAAAAATCGTACCAATTATTATTTTTTGAATCATGTCTTCTTACATATTCAGGAAAGTTAAATGAATTAAGACTTGATTCATAAGTCTTTTTATGGTAAAGAAATACACACGCTTTGGCTTTTTGTTTGTCGCCTATTGTGCCGTCAGAGTTTTGGTGTAGTGTGCGGCTGTAAATGTTTTCTTTGATGTATTTGATAACTTCGGCTTTTTCTTCTTCAAGTTCCGCAAGTTCAGATTTTAAATTTCCTATTTCTGAAAAAATGTAATTCATAATGACTTCTGTTTTAAGTAATTAATAAAAAAGTCTTTACTCTTAGATAATAAGGGTAAAGACTTTGCATTGTTAATGTTATTGTAAAAGCATAACCTCACAATCGGTTATATCGTTTTCGTGGTTGGTATCCCAATCACCATCTACAACTGAAATATAAATGTAAATATTAGTATTAATACAAAATCGTGTTCTTATTAATTGGTGAGTCCTCTCCCCTCTTCCCACAATGTTAAATTTCTGACCTATTGTAAGTTCTGATAATGTAGTTTTTTTCGGTCTCATTTTTAAATGGTTTTTAGTTAAAAATTACGTACAAAATTTTTAAAATTGATTGTTAAAAATTATATGTTTTATAACACTTTTTAGCCAATTCAAAACGTCAATTTTTCTACAAACTACCAAAAATATTTTTATAAACTTCAATTAAACCGTCAGTAATATTGATTAAATTTTCATTCCGGTTATAAGCAAAAGATGTTTTGTATTCCTCTCCGCACTCATTTAAAATCATATTTCGTTCGGCTTTGAGCAATATGCTGGTTTCATATAGACTAATTAACCGATTGTAAACAATATACCGCAAAATGCCAAACGAAATAAGATTAAGAATTTTGAATAACATGGTTTAATTGTATTTCATTCCTTTTTTAAAGCGGTAGTAATCATAAGGAAACCGCAAAAAGAAACCTAAATGTCCCCAAAATCCTTTTGGCAAAATGAAATTGTAACGTTCTATCAAGTACCAAATAAATGTGCTGTCGCTGTTGTCTGTTTTCATAAAGTAATAAAATTAAATGTTTAAAATAACGTGAATTTCACACTTTCTTTTAAGGCGGTGCTTTGTATTGAATAGAATAAAATAATTGAAATTTAAGTGTGCTATAAAGTTTAAATCGGTATTGTGGCGAATTGTTTACATTAATCTTTTTTGTAAATTCCCAAAATCAAACGTAAACCATACCAAACTTTCAATATTCCGGTTTCAAATTCGTATAAAACTTTCACTTGTCTCTTTGTTTTCATAACCAATTAGTTTTAAAATCGTGGTAAAATCATTCTTTTGATAGGATAACCATACGTGGTAAAGATGTATGGTTTTTTTCGGAACATATCATCTCGTATTCGTGTGCCGAAAATGAAACCGAAAATCAAACCAAATATAAATGGTGTATCAATAAGAAACATACTAATCACCGGAAGGATAATTGTGCAAAATGCTGCAATATCCAAAATAAGCGTGATAGCGAATAGAAATTTGTTTTTCATGGTTGTAAAGATTAAGTTAATGTTACCCCCAAATTACCTGCTCACGATAATCATTATTGCTCTTGTCCCAATGTAATAGGACAAGGCGACCAAGTTGATACACATCACAATAATTGGTATCAACAACTTCACCGTAATTACATTTTTTTACTGCGGCTGTAATAAACTCGGTAAGCGCAGGGGTCAAGCCTGTTACAATGATTTTAACTTCGCTGTCGGATTTGTGAAGGAATTTTAGGGCGGCTTCCCAATTTTCAGTCTTAACGACCGAAAAATTTACAAAATCAAAATCTGAACAAAGTGCGCCATCGTTTTGCGGAACTTCATGTTGGGCTGCGAATAATACGTAAGTTTTTGTCATGGTTTCTAATTTTTAAAGTATGTTATTACAAATCACATAGTTAGTTACAATTTCATTATCACCGTAAATTGCAAGAGCATATTCACGTTCAATAACAAATTCTTCATAAGACTGTCCGAAAAAATAATTCGGCTCGGTAGGAATATTGCAAGAGTTATGTATATTTTCAATTATAATAATATCATATTCAAATTTTCTGCAATTCCAAATAATATCATCAATTTCGTCCTCTACCTCACTGATTTCACAATCTAATTCTTTTGCAACAAAAGTATAAATATCATAGGTATTTTTGAAACTCGGTACGTCAATTCCTTTGAAAATGAATGGACTGAAAATCATATCGTTTTCAATTTGAGGTAAATTAAGAATTTCAATTACATTTTCAAAAGAAACTTTTTTGCAGTTGAATTTTTCTAAATCAATTTGTTTTTCAACTGCATTGCAGCCGTAAGTTGCTGCTTCTTTTTGCGAACTTGAGAACCAAAAACCTTCAGCACCTATATATTTTTTTGAGGACGTTCCTATTTTTGAAAAATCAAATTTTTCAAATTTATGATTTGTGCCATGATAGATTTTGGTTTCCATAATTTTCGTTTTTTAAAGAGTGATTTGTTATTGAATTATTATACTGCAAAAATAATCGGTTTTTCTTAATTGACAAAACTTTTTTGTAATTATTTTTAAATTATTCTCACGCTGTAAAACACATAAAATCAATAACTTATAAAATTTTAAAAATTGGTTGTTAAAAATTATATGTTCTATAACACAAAAACTCACTTTCAAAACGCAGATTTTTCACAAATTCATAAAAAATCAATCACAATAAAACAAAAAAGTCTTTATCCTAATTAAAGAATAAAGACTTTGAAAAAATAAAAACCATAAAAACATTAATTAAGACTGATTAACATTCTATTTTTTGCCGAAACCTCAAAGTCTTGTACTCTTATAAATTGAACTATGTGAGTTTTGTGTATGCTTTCCGGTATATGTAGTACTCCTTTGTTTGTGGAAATTAACACGTTACCTTCAATTTTTGGCAGTGTATCAATGTCCAAAATGTCATCTAAAATTGTACCTAACTCACTTCTTATTATTACTTGATATTTCATGTTATTAAATTTAATGCAAATGTAAGAATTTAATTTGATATTTGCAAATTAAAGTTCCGCCACAACTAAATCCCTACATCTTGGGTGATAGGGGGGACTATCAATACCCTGCTTTTGCAAATCTACTGAGGATTTTCCCTTTATATAGTCGGTAATTTCAGTATCATTCATTCCTTTGGTGTCAAATACTGAAGTTAAAAATGGTGATGTTTCTTTTACATTATCTACCGAAGTTTTTAAGGTAGCATCTATCTTCTCCACCGTTTTGGCAACCGCGAAAACTTTACCTTGCATACCTGCGCAAAAAGGGCATTGTAATCTATCATTAACACCCCGAATTATATAATTTTCAACTTCTGCTTGGTGCATATAATTGACTGCTCCCCAATTCCTTAATCTATTCATTGTAGTAGTCAGTATGCCATCAATTTTCCACTGCTCCAAACCTAATAATTCGCCGAAAACTTCTGTAAATTTTGCTACTTGTTTTTTGTCGTGATACCAAAATTCATTACCAACGTATTCATCTTTAATGAATTGGTTTACTTTACGTTGTGTACTTTCATCTGTAATGAATTTTCCTAAGTAAAAATTATCATGTCTTTGTGAAAATGCTATTGTACGGTAATCACGAGTGTTAAATACCGCCGAAGGAATATCTTTTAAACCTTTTAAAGCGTCTTGACTGCGGCGAAAATAATCGTAACTACTTTCAATCCAACGTGTTGTTATTTTTATTTGTGCGATTCCGAAGTTTTCTTCCCACTTTATATAAATAATTGATAATAAACGAATTGCCATTTTTTCAGCATCAATAAATTGATTTTCACCTATACCCTCTAAATACTTGTAAACTAACTTCATAGAGGCTTTTAACGCCTTTTTAAAGTTTTTTTTTGTGGCTTCAGAATATCCGATTAAGTAAGTGTCAAAAGGATTTTTTGCGAATGTTTGAATATCGTGATTATCATGGTTGCTGCAAGTGCAATGTGTTTTGAATAGGGAAGAAACATCTTTATTGTTGCTTTGTTCTTCTTCGTTGTCGGTATCATTTGTATTTGTAGGCTCTTGTTTTTTAGTTTCTCTTACCGCAGGTTCTTTTATAGCAGGTTTGTCATATCCGGCTTCCTGTGCGAATTGTGTTTGGTCAATTATACCTTGTTCGTATAATAAAGAAAGATTATTCAATTTAAGTGAGTAAGCTTGTTCTTCTTTAACTCGGTCTTTAATCAACGGTTTTTCACTAACAACTTCAACTGCGGTAGGTTTGCCTTGTAGTAACAATTCAAGTTCATAACAATCTTTAAATATTTGGTCTATAACTAATTGATATGTATTAATAGAAGACGCCATGATTTCTAAAATCACACTCCCAAGACTTTCAGTAGTAGAATAATTCCTTCCCAAAATGAATGGTGAAGTTTTTAATCCGGCAGCCTTTTGTTCGGTATTGATTTGAATAAGCTCAGCTGCACCTGTTACTGAGCGTGTGGCACTATTCATTTTAAATTCGTTTTGCCCTGCCACACCAACCATAAAGCCTTGTTTCATTCCCTTTTGTGCCTCCACCGCAGTCAATTGAATGATATTGTTTAACCGCTTTTGAATTTCAATTTCAGTTTCTTTTCTACCATTAATGTTTTGTGGTGTGAGTGGGGCTTTGACTAAAATTTCAAGAAAGCCGATAACACCAATATTTTCAACCACTTTCTTAACATTGTCCATCATGGATTTTTCAATTCCCATTGATTCTAATGCAGTAAGGAAGGGTGGTACGCCATAAGGTTTTTCCGATAATGTCCTTATGGCGTAATATTTGAACGTGGTGGTATTGAGTTCTTTACGACCTCTTGATGTAAATTGGTAGGGCAACCAATTAAGACCATCAGCCGATTGCTCAAACTCTACAGTGGTAGGGTCAATAAGTATTACTTTTTCAATTCCTGAAAGATTTTTCTTTGGGACGGTCTCAACTGCGCAAGCTCCATAAATAACTAATTGTGCAATCATATCACCCCTCATACTATCTATACCGGAATTTGTTTTATACCAATTTTTTCGGGCTTCTTTTAAAATAGTAAGAAGTTTATTAGCTTGACTATTTGATATATCGGGGAATGTTACTGTTTGGGTTGTGTTACCAAGTTCTACTACGGTATTTAATGCTTGTCCAAAATCGTGATTATACGTTACAAGTACTTTTATTGCTCTTGCAAGTTCATAATCATAATCAGGGGAGGACTTTCTGAAATAATAGCTTGTATCTTCGGTTTCTGTTTGTCGTGTAGTAGGTACACTAATATATGAAGTCTTGCCGAAAATATTTGAAAAAAAGTTTAAAATCTGGTCTTTAATTGTCATGTTTTTCTTTATAAAGATTGTGGAATAATAACTAAATTACTTTCACTGCGGTATCCTTTACGTATCCAATTCCAATATATGAAAGCGTCTGCTACGTTTGGGGATTTTCCGCCAAGTCGTTTTTTTATTTTTTCCTTTTCTTCTACTGTAATTTTATTTTTGGCATCCACCTTCGGTATTACCATTTCTTTGATTAATTGTCTTTCTACTGCTTTGTCATTTAGCATAATGAATACTCTCCGGTTTCTTAAATCCTCTCTGGCTTCATAATACATTTGTGAGCGTAAAGAAGCGAATACAAACAGAAGACCACCGTTTTCAGTAGTAGGAATCGCTTCTGTCCATTGCCCTCCGTATAGTGGGGTGCAATTGTAACCGTCATTTTGTAATGTTTGAACGGTAGCAGCACCTATTCCTACGCTGTCCACTCCGATATATTGAGCGTCAATATATTTTTCGTTAATAGGAATTATACCGTAATCGTTATATCCTTTATTCGCAAGTTCAAAAGAGTTGTATATAAGATTAAACGCTAAATGTGAGGCATTATTGCATTGAAATTCAAAGATGTCCGTACAAATATTTGCAGTTCCGTACACCGCAGCAGCTTTATCACCGTCAATTGAATTTGCCACATCCACCCCAACGGCATTGTAAGAATTATCTACTTCAGCTTCTGATATATCATTAATAATACATTGTTGTAACCATTCTAATTGTATTAATGATTCTATTGAACTGCTTGGTGTTATACCCCGCACCCTTGATAAATACATTGGTGATTGCTCTCCGTACCTATCTTTACGAGTTTCAATTGATTGCTTTGTTACAGCACCTTTGTATAGTTCCTGATTCAATACTACGTTCGGATAGTCATAAGCGGAAATTCTAAAATGTTTCACACGTGATAGTGAAGCGAAATTTGCGAGACTATCAACAGCATTATCAGGGTTTCCTACTGCCAATATCATGTTCTTTGAACCTGTTGAAGTGTTAATAATAGCTTCCATAATTGCATTATTAACTCCGGGGGTTTCCTCTACTATAAATAGCATATTTGCTCTGTGATAACCTTGCGCTCTGGTTGATGAAGTTTCGTCCGCTCCGGTATTTGTTGCGAAACCGACAGCTTGCCAACCGTCTTCAATCGGCTTTCCTTCGTCCCTTGACCTATCTACTCGCAATGTTAATGTACTAATTTCAGCGTTGGGGCGTATTGCTTTGAATTTATGGAATATCTTTGTTACTTCTTGCCATAAGTGCCTTTTTAATTGATTTTCGGTTGGTGCAGTTGTAACTACCAATGAATCATGGTAAACATCTAAAAACCACAATACTACTCTTGCCAAAAAATAAGTTTTTGAAGTTGATGTTGCTGCTGAAATTGCAGCCCATTGTCCGTTTGCAAGAGCGTTCCATGCGTTTTTGAGAGGGTCTTTATCACCGTCCCATTTGTGGTTATTATACTCTGGGTACAAACTCCAATGATAATCAATAGGATTTTCCTTTAATCTTTCCTGCAACCAAAGAAGCGGTAACTTTCTGTAAAGTTCCATTCTTGTTGCAAGTAGTTTTGCATATTTTAATTTTTTATATGTTTCGGAATTTTCGGGCATTTAATTATATATTTGAATAGCATTATCAATATTTGCATAACGATTAAGCTCATTATCAATATCTTCTACGGTCATTCCTTCAAATTCATTTGTAAGATTTAAACGAATATCTTTTTTGTCAGTAAAGCCTTCAAATAATTTTAACCATGTTTGGATTGCAGGTACATATCCGGTCATTGCTTTTTGAAATAATGCAAGTACAACTTCGTGAGTTAATGCTCTTAGAGGGCTTTTTGTAGGCTCAAATGTGATATTATCTAAATGGTATTTTGCCCTTGCAAATGATAGATTTGTAGATTCTGCGACTTGTTGAGTAGTTGGTAATTTTCCTTTGTTTTCCCTTAATAGGGAAATGAAACTATTACGAACTGCCATGTTTTCATATTCAAATTCTACTCCCTTCGGAATTTCGAGCAACCCCTCTGGTAAATTTACCATTGGTATTTTGTTGATTTTGTAATCTTTCCCTACAACTTCGGGTTTTGGAATAGGAATTGAATCAAGGTCATCTGCTTGCATACGAAGTAAGACTTCATTTGTTTGCATTGTTATTTTTTCTTTCCATTTGCCTTCAGTACTGTATCTATGTAAGGTGGGTAGTGAAATACCGTACTCATCTCGGATTTGTGAACAAGCATCTGAATGTCTTAATGATACTCTGTGGTGTTTGTAAATTTCCCACAACATTTCAAGCCTATCTAACTTGTTGATTGGTAGCTTTTTAAGGTCGGTTTTTGATTTTTTTTGATATTTTTTTGCCATTTGATTAAAGAAATTGAAATTTTTTTCAGTAAAAATGAAATATTTTCTTATGTAACGTCAAAGATAATGCAAAAATTTCATATTTCCAAATTATTTTTGATAAAAATTTCAGAAAAATTGAAAGAAATTTCAATACCTAATTTTTTATTTCAGAAAATAGGAAAATATATTTCAATAAAATTTCAGTAATCGTTGTAAAGTGTTGAATTGTAATAAAATAAAAATTTCAATTATTATAAAATATTTAATCTTTTTATAGTGGTATCACCGATATAGTTTATATCCCAAATATACCATGCAAATAACCAACCTAATTTAGTTTCTTTCCAATCTATCCTTTGATTAATAATGTAAATTGTTTTTAAATGTTTTGAATTTTTGCTTTCTAAAACATTCCCAATATTCTTAACATACCAAAGTAAAACAAGTTTATTATTTGTAAATTGTAATAAATGTTTAACCATTTTTACTTTGCTTGAAAAAGGCGGGTTTGTTATGATATTATCATACTTTTCATTTATATCCCATAAATCTTTTATTTCTCCAAAACCATAATCAATTTTATCTTGCGAAACAACCTTACAATTATTTTCTAATAATACTTTTGAAATTGCACCTTTACCACAACAAGGCTCTAAAATAACTCCTTCAAATTTTTCATTTTGTAATAGCATTTCAGTTATTATTTTTGGAGTTTGCACAAAATTATTTTCTATCATAAAAATTTCAATTATTCCATTATGAACAAATCGTGATTATCTGTTGTTCTTTGTTTTGCAGTATCGTAATATTCCTTTAAAATTTCAAATCCTATGCACTTTCTATTGGTGTTTTGTGCGGCTAAATAGGTTGTGCCACTACCAATAAAACTATCTAAAATAATCATGTCAGGACTATCAGGAGTGCAAAGTTCAATTAGTCTTTGAATTA